AGTATACTGTATAAAGTGAAATGGAGAGTGGGCAATGTAATAAGATGTAACTGTATGAAATGCAAAGTGTCAGAAATGACTAACAATTATAACTAAATAAAGGATAAACAAATGGAAGCACAAAGATTAACACAAGACGGACTAAAATGGCTAAAAGTAGATATATGTAATACATTTGGCGAAGATAAACTGCTAATTGAGCAACAAATACAATGGGTAGATGAAAGATATGATATTCTGGAAGCATTAGCTGATGAAGCTGAAAGCAAAGGCGAGTTCTTGAAAGCTGTGAATGTGTTAAGACAACACGATAGAGGTGAAAAAGTCAAGCATATGATGTACATAGACTGTAGTAACCAAGCACTACAATTATATGGTGTACTAACTTCAGACTATGAAACTGCATATATTTGTAATTTATCAAGTGGGGAGACAAGAACGGATGCCTACGGTTTACTAGCAAAGCAAATGAATGCTGAACTAAAAACTGATATCTTCACAAGAAGTAACTGTAAGAAAGCATTTATGACTACCTTGTACGGTAAGCGAGGTGCTCAAGTTGCAATATTATCGCATATGAATATAACTGAACAAGAGCTTGGGGTTATGATATATAATAACGAAAATAAGCATATACTAGAAAACAATGAAAACTGGCTAGGCGATGCATTTTCAAATGCTATGAAAACACTGGCTCCAAAAGCTATGTTAGCAATGAAAATGATACAAGCACTAAATGATGAAAACATTAATACATATTACTGGACTATGCCTGATGGCTTTAGAGTTAAATATGATGTTAAAAGAGATGTTGAATATGAGGGTTCGAGAGTATCAAGAAACGGTTTATCGTTTGACTTCAAAACTTCAACATCAATATATGGTGGAACTAAATATAATGCTGGAATGGCACCAAATGTAATTCACTCGGTTGATGGTTACACAGCAAGACAATTAATCCGTTCAATGGGAGATAAATATATTACATCAATTCACGACGCATTTGGTGTTCATCCAAACGATGTATCTCAGCTTAAAACTAATTATGCTAATCTTATGATAGAGTTGTTACACAGCAATTTACTAGAAGATATAATAAAGCAAATTGCTAACGGCAGACCGTACACAGTACCACCAAAGAGTAATACACTAACTGAAGAACAAATACTAAGTTCAGTTTATGCTATTGCTTAACCTTAAACTACCCTTAAATGGGTAGTTATTTTTTTTTCGGCTACCGCGAAGTTGTAACTGCGTCGTTCGCTATCGCTTCATTCTAGCTGAAATCAATAAAGGTTGTAATTTAATCTATCACATTCGTTCTACAATCTCTATTCACGCAGATAATTGCTTGGTGGCTACGCCTAAAAGTGGAAAAAATGAGTTAAACTAAAACACATTATTTCAAATACAATCTTAAAGGACTATTATGGCAATAGTAAATAATAACACAAAAAACGAAAACACAGGTGTTAATCAAGCAAAAACATATGCTACGGATGAAGCAGGTATGATGAAAGATGCTAAGTCGTATGCTAAACAAGACTTTAAAACTGCAACGGAGTTGCTTAAAACTCTTGGTATCACAAAGCTAGACAATGGTGTGGAACTAACTGAAGAGATGACTGCAAAAGCATTAATAAGTGTAAAGTTTAAACAAATCAAGGAAGCACGATTAAATCGTGTAAGTTACTTTGACTAATGAAGATTAAAGCACATAATGTTTCTATAAATAGTATCAATAATGGTGGTAGCACAGACTACTATAAATTAAAAGATGGACTGAAAGATGTTCAAGATGTTATAGAATGGAGAGATATGAATTATGCACAAGGCAACATACTCAAAGTAGCTATGACATTTAATGTAGATAGACACAGTGGAACGGATGCAATCCGTGACTTAAATAAGATAATTTATTTTGCTGAGCGAGAATTAAAAAGAATTCAATCTGAGTTTGATTAAGATTAAATTAAGCCTCGCTGCAGGATATGCCCTAGGGGGTAAAATTACTTTTGTCTATCAAATTTATATTTTGGATTACTGAGTGCATAAGTTATTAACTGAGTATTCCAAATTTATTTCGAGCAAGTTGGATTTTTTTTAGGGGGGGTGGGCATATCCCACAGCCGATATTAATTTATCCTTAAAGTATATTAGTAATAAATTATGAAATTCTTTTAAAATTATATAGATTTTACTTGACTTTTCATAGTATATTATGATATAATTATGTTAGTATATTGTTATATATATAACAATAGAAAGCATAAACCGTGCCTAAAATTCTAGGCTAGGAATTATCTCACACAACTACAACCAAAGTATTTATAACTAAGTATATTGTTATATAAACTCCTGTTAGAACAACTTCTTTCTGTTTTAAAACATTTACTTTGTTATGCACTAAGTCCCTTTTCTTTCTGTTTAATTTAACATATATATTACAATATAAAGATTTGAGACGTTTTTTTTCCTAATTATAATTAATGGACTTAGTGTATTGCAAAGTAAATGGTAGCAAGAAGCTAGAAACTCCCACAGGAGATGATTTAATATTCTAAGCTAGAATAAGGTTACCATCTTAAGTGTCTATTCACTGCACAATTTGCCTACGGCAAAATTGCTTGTGAGACACTACGCTGGATAACCGTTATTCGGTAGCTTAGAGTTAAATAGTAATTAAAAGGAAAAGAGAAAATGATTTTAAGTAACAAACCAAGCAACAATGATAACTTAGATTTATTGTTTATTCTGTTTGCAAGTTTTACACTTTTATTAATAAGTGCAACTATCTTTATATCAGGATAAAGATTATGGTAACTAGGGTACAAGATTTACCACTTGATAAAGATGGTACTTTGGTAGAAGTAGTCAAGGTTACAAGTGCTATTCTGTTTTTAAAGATTAAAGGTAATATATTCCGTATTGGACGGAATAAGAATAATAAGTTATGGGTAAACAGAGAACGGTATAAAGGCGATAAGGCTATACTTATTTCTGTTCCATACAACAATGGTAGATATAAACTCTGTAAAGTAGAACCAAAAGCAGAGATTGTGAAAATAGATAAGCCAAAAGTTAAGAAAGAGTTAGACGAAAGCTGTGAAAGATTATTAAAAGAATTGGGATACGAACGGCATTTAGAATTGTCTAAAGCTAATGGATTAATATGAGTGCAAATGTAAATCTAACTCAAGAAGAAATGGATGCTTTGCTTGAAAATGTTGAGTCAGGCGAACTTGATATCGATGAATTAGCTGAAGAAATAAAAAGAGCTAAGGTAACACATAGAGATAAAGCTATCTTATTAGAAGAAATCTTAGGGTACAACCAAGTAACAGCAACTAGAAAGCAAGATGGAAAATATGGATATTTGATAGCAAATAATGTGTCAATTAAAATTCCATTAAATGAAGTTTACTTTTTTAATAGATACTTGCTAAGATATGCTTGTAAATTAGGACTAACTTTTGTAGTATTTACGAATAAAGATAAATATGAGGTATCTCATAAGGATGAATCTTTATTAGAATAAGTGCAATACAATACAATACAATACAATACCGTTACAACAACTTTCTGTTTAGGAGCAAGTATGAAATATAAATGTAAAAGCTGTGGCAAAATAGTAACAGCAAAGGATATAAAAGCTATAGTCGTTCGAGAGAAACAATGCAGACAATGTTTACAAAAGAACCAAAAAGTAAGAGCTATATGGAAAGTAGTTGCAATAGACCGTAACGACTAATTCAATACTTACAGATTACTGTTTGCAGTTTATAAAATTACGAGGTACGATATACAACTTGTGATTTATCAAATACGGCATAGTACTGTATTGTCGTTGTCCACCTTTCTGTTTAACCACCAATGAAGGATTTTAATGAATAGAACTAAGATTAGAGATTTAGACATAGAAGCTAATAACACAGCTATTATAGAGATTAGTGGAATAGTGTTAGATAATTTAGTTATAACACTTAATAATGAGATGCACTTGATAACTAGACCTAAAGGTAAAGCTTGGAGAGACAGAAAATTATCAGTTGGAGATAAAATAAAGGTAGCCAAAGTTTACAGTAATGAAAATGTAGACAAGCTAATTTTTATCTCTTTTCAAAATGAAGAGGCTAATACTAACCTCGTTTCAGAATAGAGATTAATGAAGGAGTAATATGAGTAACACGGACAGAAGTATAATTAGAAAAAGAAAATGTGGATGGAAAAAGATACTCAAAGATAGACTAAAGATAGTAGAGAGACTAGAATTATTAGAAAGCGGCGAAACTATGGTTAATAGTGGAACTGAAGTGTTCTTGCTATTTGGAAGACAATATACAACTGGAAAGAAGAAGCAAGTAGAGTATAGAATGGATAATTCAAACTGGAGAGTTGGAAAAAGATACTCGTTTCTTAAAAAAATAGCTATCGCTTTATTTGGTGGCTATAGATTATTAAAGAAAAGATAATGACTTATGAGATATATAAACTTATTGTTAACTTCTCTATGGGTGGGGAGCAATATGAACTTGGAGATAGTGTACTTAAGATAGAAGAAGAACTTACAACGGAGTTTCCGATGTATTATATATATTTAGCTAATAATGAAGTAATAACCATTTCTGGAAGTTTCGGTTTTGTAAGTTTCCGAAGGGAGGTAAGAAATGACAAAACTAGAAATAGTTGAATCAGAATTAGATAGAATGAATGTTTTTACTGGAGAGCTAAACCCAATAGCAAAAACAATGACTAAGGTACTAGGTAAAGAAATTCCGTTTGATATGGCATTAACAATAGCTAATTACACTATGGCTTCATTCGTTGGACATTTTCATTACAAGATAAAGATTGAAGCTGATAACTTAGTTCCACCAAATATGATAGCCTTTGTATTGGCTAAATCAGGAGCAAAGAAAACATCATCAATGTTAACTCTCGAAAAATCGCTTAGATGTGGCTATGAAATTATTCAAAACCATAGGATGCAAAAAGAAATAAAGAGAGCAGAGGAAATGGATGAAAATCCAAGACCTATTAATCCCTTATCAAATGCACTTGCTACTGAAGCAGGTATGATACAAAGATTGAATGACTTCAAAGAAGAAGGTATAGGTCTACCAGCTATGTTTGTTGATGAAATATCAACTGAGTTAGCTACAAATGCTGATATGATACCAAATATTAAGTTAGTTGCACAACTATTTGATGTTGGCGAAATGAAATCAAAACCACTAAAAGATAGAGAACAACAATCTGAAGAAGTTGTAGGGATGGGAATGACTGCATTATTTATGGGGTCAGAACACGGTATATTAGAAGATGAACAAATTCTAAAAAAGTTTGAGACAGAGTTTATATCAAAATTAAGTCGTAGGTCATTCTTTGTTTATCCAGAGTTTATTTATGAAGATAAAGATTTGAGCAATATAGATGAATTGCTTGATATGATGGAAGAAGAAGCAAACCGTGGCAAAGAATTTATGAATGAACTAAATAAGTTGTCAGCAAGAGTAGCAATTAATGCGATAGAAGAAGACCTCAACATTATAAATATAGATGATGATGCTAAAACTTTATACAAAATATATAAGATATATTGTGAAGAAAAAGCATTAGCTATAATGGATGAAGCTCTTAACTTGGAGCAACAGCATAGGCATTGGAAGGCATTTAAACTTGCTGGAGTATACTCTGTATTTAACGAACACGAGTCGATGAAATTTATAGATTTAGTTCAAGCCATAAACACAGCTGAGAGAACTGCCGATAATTTAGGTAAGTTTATCAATAAAGCTAAGAGAGAAAAGTATGAAATCTTAGTTGAACATTTTCTGAATGGTGGACATCCATTGACTATCCACGAAATGATTAAACTTGGTTGGATTAAGAAACAATCTAATCTTAAAGATATGATAACAAATGCTAACTCAAAGCTAGGAAATGTAGGTAGAATTGAGGAAGTTGGAGACAAAGTTTATTATGACAAATTTGAAGAAATTGATTCAAATGCAATATCAGCTTCATTCAAAAAACTACCACCATTAAGAACAGAAGAGTTTGTGGCAAATGGTATGGACTATGATGAAGCTAAGCGCAAAGCTAAGGATGAGAGAGGATGGAAGATAAACGACGGATTTAAGTATAAGAAGACAACTTTTCAGAAACTTGGTAATTTGCTTAGTAATGATTGTGCCTACACCCCTTTTAAATTTAAATCAAAAGAAGAGGGTGGAATTTATAATCCTAAAGTAACCCCAAACCCAGTTAACGGAATAAGAAACAAAGAAAACATAGCAAGTGGTGCTGAGTTTATTGTTTTAGATATAGATGATAGTGATATAACCATTGAAGAAGCGTTTGACTTATTACAAGACTACAAATTTTTAATGGCTAGAACTTCAGATAAAGACAATCCATATAAGTTTAGAGTTATAATGCCAATAGATGTTGTCATAGAACTTGATAGAAGTAAATGGAAATTGTTTATGCAACAAGTTGCTGAACATCTTGGTATGACAATAGATAATCTACCTCAATCTCAAATCTATTATGGGTTTAGTGATAGAGAGGTATTAATCAATGAAGATGGAGAGTTGCTAGAAGCTAGTGAAATAGTGAAAAGAATACAAGAACCAGTTAAGAAAGTTCAATTACTTCCAAGAGCTCAGCTCAATCGTAAATGGGAAGACAGATTGAATGAATTTGCTTATGCTTATAACGCAAAATCTGGCGAAGGATTACACTTGAGCTTGTTTAAAGCAATGAAACACGCATTTGATTTAGGTTTTAGTTATGAAGAAAATATAGGTTTACTTGATGATATTATGGATTATATGGAAGATGAGCCAAGAGCTAATTTCATAGATAGTCTAAATTCTCAAAGAGACCAAACTTATGGCAAAAATAAAGAATATGAGGACTACTAAATGGAAATAATACTACCAGTAACAATAGTATTTGGGATATACATTTTTGTATTAAACACTGTGTATAAGGCTTGTCAGGAGGCTATGTTAAAATGACTTATAACATAGCTATAGACGCAGATAGTCTAGTTTACAAAGCTTGTTACAGATGGCAACAACCATTTGATATAGAGAAAGCTTATTTTGAGTTCTGTCAAGAGATAGGAAAAATACGAAGTGCACCGTTTGCTGGAACTTCACCCTTGTTCGAATATGAGAAGGGCGATGATGTAAATATACTTATAGTGCTTTCGCCGAAGAAATCATTCAGACAAGATATTTATCCAGATTATAAAGCAAATAGAAAATCAGCTACAATAGAAGGCATAAGAGACTTAAAACTTTTAATCTTAAAGAGAATGAAAGATTGGGTAAAGCTTGTACCGAATGTGGAAGCTGATGATGTAGTAAATTATTATGCAAGAGAGCATAATTACTTAGTTGCGGCAATAGACAAGGATGTGATTAATGCTAATCCAACTCATACTTATAATTACAATAAGTTTGAATGGAATGAGCCTAGGTCAGATTGGGAAATTGAAAGATGGTATCTTAAGCAAACGCTAATGGGTGATTCAACTGATAATATTAAAGGTGCTGAAGGAATCGGCCCAGCCAAAGCTGAAAAGATAATTAAAAGTCTATGGAGCTTTGATTTAGACGGTATCGCAGAGTATTTCAAAGATGAAACTGACTTAATGTTAAATCATTGGTTAGTGAGAATGGATATGTTTAACGGAAAGGAAATAGTATTATGGCAAAAGTAGTATTTAACAATAAATTTAAAAAACAGTTGAGAAAACTTGGTGTATACAGACAAGCAAAAAGAGAAACAAGAAAAGGATACAAAAACGACTATCTTGTTTACTATGCTAAAGACTTATTAGGGTGCTTTATCTGGAGAGAATCGAGAAAAGGTCACCGCTTCTGGAGTAATATAGACCGTATGATAACTTCAAATCAAGGAGGTACTGTATGAAAAAGATAATGGCATTAATTTAACAATTCAAAGGATAACAAATGGGAACACCAGTATTAATTATAGGAGAGAGTGGAGAAGGCAAGAGTACATCTATTGCTACACTTCCGCCTGAGAAAACGATAGTCTTAAACACAGAAAATAAAGACTTACCGTTCGAGCATTCGGACAAGTTCACAAACAAAATTATGGATTCATTTAAGAGATTAGATGCTACGCTAGACATACTTATGACTGAGAAAGGTGATAAGTATGAATATGTAGTTCTTGACTCATTCACATCAGCAACCGAGATAATCGAAAGATATTCAGAGTTTGCGTTCAAAGGTTACGACCAATGGAAAAACTATAATGCGATGTTGAGAGAAATCATAATCAAATTGAAGAAGCTTAAACAACAAGTGTTTGTTATAGCTATACCAGAGCAAAAAGATATAGGTTTTAACCAAACTAAGTTATATGCTAGGGTTAAGGGTAAAGAACTCAAATTCGGTTATATCGAAAAAGAGTTTGCAATAGTGCTATTTACTGAGCCAGTATTCGATGATGAAACTGGAGAAGTTGAAGATGTTCAGTTTGCTTACAGACCGAATAGAAACAACACAGCAAAAGCACCTGTCGGCCTATTCTCTGAGAAACCGAAGAATGACTGTCTATTTGTAGCGAATAGAATAAAGGAATTCTATGGAAGAAAAGAAGAAGAGACTAGTTAGTCAACTTCTTGCACACTTTAATAATGATAAACTAAGAGTTAAAAGAGTTGGTGATGCTTGTAAGCTACTTGGGTTCTCTCTGAGCGAGGAGCAAAATTTAGATGCTATCGCAGAACACCCAGAAGCCTTCGCAACAATCATCTCTATGGCAGACTTAGGTATTATAGGAAAGTTAGAAGAAGTTTTAAACATTTTAAAAAGGAAAAAATAATGGCAAAAAAAATTACAAAATTTACAAAAGCGATTGCGTATGCATTCTTAAAAGAGTTGGGAGATGAAGTTAGCTTTGCAACTTCTCAAGACAAAGCTAAATTCTTAGCAGAAGTTAAAGAAAACTTTGAACCTCAAGCTGGTGGTGGAGCATCTAAAAATCCATCTTACAGAGATGAAGAAACTGGCGAAATGATGCACTATTGTCGCTTTAAACAATGTTATATGCCAGAACATATGATGAATATGCACGCTGGTAAATCTAAAGGTGCTTCAAGACTTGCAGCAAAACATGACTATGAACTAGGTAAGAAATATGCTGAGCTTAAAGATGAAGCATTAAAACTATTTACAGCTGGTGATTATACAGGTGGTGCAGCTAAAAACTTAGAAGCAGATGAGTTGAATGCTAGTCGTTCTAATCCAGAAACTTTTAGTGATGAGAACTTAGCTTATCTAAAAGAGTGGGAAGAAAGAGAAAATGCAAAAAAAAATAACAATACAGTGGTAGCTGAAACAACAAGTGAGGAAGTATAATGGGTTTTGAATTTAAATTAGATGAGAGTGTAGCACAAAGTGCAGGTCAAGGTGGAGCATTAGATACAGGTGTTCATACGGTAGTTATTGAAGGTGCTTATTTAGGACAAACATCAGGTGGAAACAACACTCTAGATTTAGAAGTAAAAAGCAAAGATGGTGGTCAAGCTACAATCTATGGTATTTGTATAGATGAAAAATGGAAGTCTGGTGGTAAAAACTATGATTATGCTAGATGGCAAGAACTTGCAGCAGTAGTTGGAATGAAAACTGGTGCTACTTCAAATGTTAAACGTAAAAAATTCGATGGGACAGAAGAAGATGCAGTTGCATTTGATGAGCTTATTGGGAAAACTGTACAGATGGCTATCCAAGTTGAACTTGATGAGTATAATGGAAAAGAAAAGAAAAAGAGAAAACTCAATCGTACTTTCTTTGAAGATGGTAAATCAATAGCTGAGAAACAATCAGGTTCAGAAGCTAAACAATCTGTGAAACTTGCTAAAAGTCTAAAAGATTATGAAACAAAAGCATATAAAGCATTTAAAGCAAATGGTGGTGCAAGTACTGGAAACAATGAACCTGCTGGAGCTGCTGAAGGAACTATCTCAGATGAGGATTTAATCTAATGGAACCTGTTGCTGAAACAAGAGAAGAAGCTATCGTTGATTTAGAAAGCCGCATAGAACTTGCTGAGAAGATGAAAAAACTTTTAGCAAATGATGATTTTCAAGATATTTTTGAAGAGAGATTTATTAAAGCTTGGACTATAACAAACACCTATAAAATGGCTGTCTACAACGATGAAACTCGTGCAAGAGTGCAAGAAGGAATGGTTGCCAGAAGTCACTTCACTCAATTCATTGAAAGTATAATTATCGATGGAAATACAGCAAAAAAAGATTTAGCTGAGCTTGCACACGATGCAGGTGATGACAATGAAGAAGAGTCATACTAAGACTAAGTTTCTTCGAACCTACGGAAAAAAACCTCGTGGCAGTAAAACGAGTAAAAGGATGCATTATAAAGGATTTGATTTCTTTATGCATCGTTCCGTTGCTGAGACAGGTGGACAAATAATGTTATATTGGGATAAACCACCTTATCCTTTTATCAAATTGATTATGCATGAAAAAAACCAGCTTGATGAGATTACGGTTCAACGATGGATTGATGACAATTTGGATAAATTGATAGATGTTTTGCAAAGGATAAATGAGTTTATTCAAATTCCAAAAGACATTATGAAGAAAATGAACACAGAAGCTAAGTATAAAATATTAGAGGAACACGATGGTTCGGTAGGGCTGAAGTTAGTTTGTGCGCCAATCGGGAATGATGAATATTTATACTTGTGGTGCGACCCATCTGAAGCACCAACCAAGACTGTGAAAGGTAAACCAAAGTTGGATATACAGAAAATATATTCAGAATATTTAAGGAGAAAAGAAAATGACAGATAATAAAGTACTAACAAAATTGATTGAATTCAATAAAGAAAGATTGCTAGACAAGCAGGAATTTAACTTGGAAGTAGCGAGTATGAATATACTCGAAGAGCTATTAGAAGCTCATGGAGTTCATGATGATAAAGACAGAAGCATAGCTAAGGCTTTATATGATGAATTCTTAACTTGGGTTGAATATGTTAGAGATGAAAGAGAAGAATTATACGAAGAGGTTAGTTCAAATGATGAATTAGTTGATGCCTTTTGTGACATTCAAGTATTTGCATTTGGAGAGATTATGAAGCTCGGACACGACCCAGTGATGGCATTGGATGAAACTGCAAATGAAATACTCAGCCGCAGAGGAAAGATAGTGGATGGTAAATTCACTAAAGATAAGTCTCCTGAAGCTCAATCTAAGTGGTATAAAGCTAATTATACAAAGAGTTTGCATGAAAAAGGAAACTAGAGGCATAGACTTAACTAAGTTCTATAAAAAAGTTGAAGACATATCTCAGACAATGTATGAAGAGAACTATTTGCTTCCAAATGAAACTGTAAGTGAGCTATACAAGAGGATAGCAACTGACTTCAGCAAAAATGAAGAGCATAAACAAAGACTTATTCATTACCTGCATTGTCAATGGATGCATACATCAACACCAGCGACTACAAATGCAGGTATGACTAGAGGTTTACCAATATCTTGTTATGTTAGTAAAATACCTGACTCGAGAAAAGGTATCTTTGAAGGATACGTAGAGGGTATGTGGCTAGGTGCCGAAGGTGGTGGAAGAGGAGTTGATTGGTCGAATGTTAGAGGTTCAGGTGCAATTATTGGTGATGGTGCTAAAGGAACTAGCAGTGGTGTGATACCATTTCTAGGAGTTTCCGATAGACAAACATTTGCCGTATCTCAAGCTGGAGTAAGACGAAGTTCTGAAACGGCATACTTGCATATTAGTCATCCAGATATAAAAGCTCATCTTGATTTAAAACTACCAACAGGGGATAAGAATAGAAGAACCCCAAACTTACACATAGGTGTAATAATACCTGATGCTTTTATGGAAACTATGTTAGATAGAAAACCTTGGAATTTAATTTGTCCTCATACAAAGGAAATAGTTGAAACTGTAGACGCTTATGACTTATGGTGTGATGTACTAGAAGCTAGAATAAAAGCAAAAGGTGAACCTGACATTATGTTTATAGATAATGCAAACAAGGATTTACCAGAAGCATATAGATTATCAAACAGAGAAGTAAAGAATACAAACATTTGTACTGAAATATTTCAATATAATGATGATTTTGAAACAAGTGTGTGTTGTCTAGCTTCAATTAATATGGAAAACTATGATGAATTTAAACCATACTTCAGACAACTTGTAGCTGATATTAGTGATATGCTAGATGAAGTTCACAATGTATTTCAACGAAAAACTAAACAGCGTAAAGACTTCAAAAAAGCTAGATTATCTAGTGTAATGGAGCGAAATATTGGTATTGGGGTTATGGGTTTTCATTCGTATTTACAAAAGAAAAATATTCCATTTGAGAGTGCTATGGCAGTTGGAATAAACAAAGACTTCTTTAGTAAACTCAGAGAGTATTCTGAGGAACACCAAGCTATGCTTCCAAAGTCAGAAAACTGTGAATTAGCAAATAGTATTGGCATTTTAAGAAGAAACATTTTATGTATTGCTATCGCTCCAACTATGAGTATTAGTGTTTTATGTGGGGTTACTTCTAGTGGTATAGAACCATTACTCGCTAACAGCTTTGTCAAAAAAACAAATAATGTAAATTTTACACTAAGAAATAAATACTTAGATGCTAAAATGGAAGAACATTATAGGTTTAAACTAAAAGAACAAGCTATGTTTTCTAAAGATAAATGGAAAGAAGAACAATGGGCTATTATAAATTCTTCCGAGGGTTCAGTTAGAGACTTAGATTGGTTATCAGATTGGGATAAAGAGGTATTTAAAACGGCTTATGAAATAGACCAAAATTGGCTATTACAACACGCTGCAGATAGACAACCATCTATAGACCAAGGGCAAAGCTTAAATCTATTTATGTACAGTCCGGTTAATTGGAGAGATTTATATAATTTGCATTTAAATGCTTGGAAACTAGGTTTAAAATCGTTGTATTATCTAAGAAGTACAGCTCCAGAGAGAGCTCGAACAACCAAAGTTAAAGAACTAGGTGAAGATGACTGTGTGGGATGTGGATAATGAAAAAAGATATGTTAAAAAATAGCGAAGCTGTTCCAATATATAAGCATAAGACTGGACACGAGTATCAGTTTGCTTTAGACTATTGGGATAAGCACGATAAAATGGTTTGGCATTTCGATGAGATTCCGTTAGAACAAGATGTGAAAGACTTCAAGTCTGCATCTCCAGAAGAACAAGAATTCATCGTAAATATCATGAAGTTGTTTACTCAAAATGAGATTATGGTTGGTGCTGGATATGATGCACTATGTAGAGCAATTAAAAATCCAGATGTTTTATATATGCTAAGAAGCTTTAATGACAGAGAGTCAACGCACGTGAGAGCGTATAGCTTGTTTACTGAGACGATAGGACTAGATAATAGTATCTACACTGACTTCTTGAAAGAACCATTAATGGCTTCCAAAACTGAGTATCTGCAAAAAGCTAAGATTAAAAAATATGAAGATTACCTTCGTGATGGACTGACATTAGAGCAAGTTGATTTTAAATACAGAAGTGATTTAGCTAAGATGATAGCTGTGTATGCTGGTGGAACTGAGTTGATATCATTATTCGCTCAGTTTGCTATGCTTATTAAGTTTCAATCCATGAATAGATATCCTGGTTTATGCACTATTGTAGAATGGAGCATAAAGGATGAGTATACTCATGGACAAGGTAACACAGCTTTATTCAAAGCTTTTATAAATGAGAATAAAGAACTTTGGACTGATGAATTAAAGAGAGATATTACGTCTGCGATAGATGAAATAGTTCAGTATGAAGTTCAGTTGGTAGATTATTTTAATCCACCCCATATGAAAGAACAAGATTGTAAAGACTACATAATGTATCAAGCTGATAATGCTTTGGCTGGATTAGGTTTAGAGAGAATCTATGGGATTGAGATAAACCCATTACCTTATATGGATGAATTTACAAGTGTTGTTCTACAAGACTTCTTTACTGGAGTTGTAACTGAGTATAGTAACACTATTGTTGGGTCACGAGAAGACTTAAGATAAGTTTATTTATAGAGCCTACTCTATGAGTGGGCTTTATTAATTAAATGGAGTAAAAAATGTATTGTCCTAAATTAGATAAAGAATGCGTGAGGGAAGAATGTGTAGCATACAAAAGTTTACCATCTTTGTTAAAATGCCAAGTATGTGGGGTTCAATTTATCCGTGGTAGTAGTTGTCCAGAAGATGGGCATCGTAGAATACCATCAGAAATAAAAGAAAATGGATACTGTAAGGAGTATTGCTGTGAAATTTAATGTATACGATAATGGAAAATTAGTTGGTAGAGTTTATGCTGATTGTTACAATACAGCGTACGATAGAGCATTGGAGAAATATGCTAAAGTCAATTCAAATATAGAAATAGAGGAGATATAAATGAACAAAGAGATAAACATAAGAATAGCTAGATATGAGACAGCAAGGGTTCACTTAATTCAGGCTGTAAGATACTTAACTGGTTCTATAGGATATATAACAGCACCTGAAACAAGCAATAGCTATCAGCAACTAAAATTTGATTTCATTGCCAAGAATAAGTTGGTGATTAGTAGAGAAGGTTGTTCACGAACTATTTATAGAAATGCCAAGATAAACAGAGATGCAAGAGCTTGGCACGATATAATACATTTGAAAGAGAACTTAAATTTCTCATATAAAGATGAAGTTAAAGTTGCTAAGATACAGCAACGACAAGTAATAAGCTTTTTGCAACAAGTAGGAGTGGATGACAAGATTGCAGAAGATGCAGGACAACTAATCTACATAGATATAGCGAAACAAGCTGAGTTCTATAAAATGAACAACAAATTTCTATATAACCAAGAAGCTTTTGTGATTGAGCATTTTCTTGGATATTTAGACACAAAATAAATAGGATTTATTATGGGATTTATGAAACAATGTAAAGGCAAAGATTTAGACAAAGTACCAACATCAAAACTTGATAAAGGTACTTATTTAGTTGGTAGAAAATATGATGGAAACTATGTTCAAATTCACAAGTTTGGAGACAATGTTGTATTTTATACATCAGGTGGTAAACCATTTAAGATACAAAATATTGAAGAAGAATTAGTTAAGCTTAACCCTTCTGTAGATTTCGTTATTGAAGCTGAGTATATTGGAGCAACTGATGGTTCTTTGGGTTCAAGAGGAAAATGCACTACTACAACTTTTAGAACAAATACATCAAAAGGAATAACTAATATACATTATACTTGTAAATTCATGGCTTTTGATATAATCTATTATCATAACAAAAACTTGGATTTTCCTCATTCGATGAGCGAAACATTCTGTCAAAGATTAAAACACTTCGATACGATTTCTCTTGGTTCTCAGATAAAGCAAGTAGCTGTCGAGAAAATGGAATTAGATATAGCAATCAAAAATGCTAAATATGAAGTTGATGTTCTTGGAGCCGAAGGGCTATTTGCTAAAAAAGAAACTCATTTATATAGACCTGGAAAAAGAGTAAATGATGCAGTTAAAATAAAATTCTATCCAAGGAAAATACTTAAATGTGTTGGTACTAAACCTGGTGAAGGAAAATATAACGGTATGATTGGCTCATTCGTGCTGGATGATAATGGGACTGAAGTGTTTATTTCTGGAATGGATGATGAAATGAGAAGTCAAGCATCTGGTTCATTCATAGGTTGCGACATTGAATTTGAATATGAGTCGTTCAATAAAACATATATTCAAGCGAGATTTAAAAGAATAGTTACT